ATCATACAAATTTAGCAGTTGGTATATAAAAAATTGTTAATAATTAGCAGATATTATACTTAAACATTAAACATTTGCTTTGTACCTCCATCATACCTATAACCATATTCTTTTTCAACCATTTCATTATTAATATTAACTTTATCGACATAAATTTCTCCTAAAAATCTTCCATATTTATCCCATCCATGAGACTTTACCTTAACTAATTTAGTATTATTTTTTAGTAATTCTTTCATTTCTTTTTTACTGTAATGTTTATCCAAATCTATATTACAATTAGTAATACGAGAAGTATAATAATTTCTAGACTTAATCGCAATATTAATTAATTCATCTCTATTGTTAGCATCTTTTGGCGGTTTCATTTCAGGAGTATCATATCCTAAAGCTCGTAATTTAAACTTGGTCCAATTATTATTTAATCTAATAACAATACTGCATGTATCTCCATCATAAACATCAACAACCTTGGCATTATATTCCATATATTTAAGATCAAATAATTTAATATTATCATCTAACTTTTTAAGTTGATTATTTAATTTAATATTATTAATATAAGTATAACAATTTCCCATTATTTAATTAATAAGTCTAATTTATTAATTAATAAATCAATTTTTAAATTATTTATTGTTCATCCAATCAGGTAACCAATTATTAGTACAGTTTAAGCATACTATTCCTTTGTTACTTTTCCTCAAACAATTAGTATGGTAAAATTTACCACAAACTAAACAATGAATAACTTTATTTTCTCTATAACTATCTAATCCTGCGTCATCTAAACAAATAGGACATTCTACGTCATTAGAAAGTATTTCCATATCTTCACCATTTAAAACTTTTAAATAATTATTATTTGACCATAGATATTGTAGTTTATCAAATGGAACTTTATAAACTATTTCAAATAATTTATAAATATGTATACATTTTTTTAGAGAACATGTATTGACATTTTTACATAAAACACAATTTAAAAGTTTTAAATCTACGTCAAATGTCATAATTCCTTCTGTTAACTTAAATTTATGTTTCTTTAAATTTTCTCGTGTTATAATACTTTTGTCTTTGTGTCCATTTATATAATTAATAAATTCTTTAGACATTATTAATATATATAATATTTAATCATATTTAATTTCATATTTTTTAGTTACACTACTTTGTATATTTTCTATTTCATCAGGAGGTACAGGTAAAGTTGGGTCTACGATAGGTTGTTCTAATGGGACTTCATTTGAACTAGTTTCTGATAAATTATTTATTTTATTTTCTTCAACCATCTTTTTTAAAATCTCAATTTCATCTAAAATTTTAGAGATTTCATTCCTTCTAATTTCTTCTTCATTTTGTTTTAAGAGTTTAATTTCATCTGTTTGATCTTGAAATAAAATTTCTCTTAATTGGTTTATTTCAGTATCTTGTCTTGTGTTAATTTCTTTTTGAGTATCTATCTCAATTTGTAAATTACTTGGAACTACATCAGATGTTATTATTTGAGAATGAATACCACGAGGAGAACTACCGTCAGGAGAGCTATCTACATCGGAACTACTTTCAGACCGTTCGGGACTTTCGCGTTCTTCACTATCATCACCTTCATTTTTTTTCTTTTTTTTCTTTTTTTTCTTTGCTTTTTTACCTTTCTTACCCTTCTTACCTCCCTTTTTTCCACCATCTTGTTCAAGTATATTAGAAATAAATAATTTTACAATATTATTATTTTTATTTGTTAGATTCATATATATTAACATATAAATTATTTTTAAAATAATTTTTTCTATCTAAGTTTAATGAATAATGATAACGAAGAATTATTTTGGGAATTTATTAAAAAATCTGGTAAGGAATGTGATAATATAAATAAAGTAAGAACTGAGTACAAACAAAATTATAGTAATGATGTAATCAAAAGTATTGATAGTATTTTTAATAAATATTATTCTTTAATTTGGGCAAAGTTAGAACCAATTTTAGGAAATATTTACACTGAAGATTCAAATGGTTTTAGAAACTTTGTCTTTTATATTTTATCAAAAGGAAAACATAAATTAGAGTTTCTATTAAATAAAACTTATAACAAGAGATTTTTTAAAGATGTGTCCAAGTTTTCAGTTGAATATAAAATAGAAGATATACTTTTTGAAGAAAAAAGTGATTATCAATTAGTTCAAGTTTTTAAAACTAAAAATTTTGGTAATATGCTAGTAATAGATAATGATGTTCAATTAACTGAGTCTGATGAAAGAAATTATCATGAAATGATTGCACATGTTCCTATAAATTATTTTAATAGATATATAAATGTTTTAATTATAGGTGGAGGTGATGGTGGAACTGCAAGAGAAGTATTAAAACACTCAAATGTCAAAAAAGTAATAATGGTTGATATAGATAAAACTGTTATCAAAGCATCCACATTACATTTTCCAAATATTTCTCCAGTATTTGATAATCCTAGATTACAATTGGTAATTGGAGATGGTGCAGAATATGTTAAAAATTATAAAGGTAATAAATTTGATGTTGTTATAATTGATTCTACTGATTTCAATCAAGCTATACCACTATTTACTACTGAATTTTATGAAAATGTTAAAAAAATTATTAACAATAATCATATGGTATGTTTTAATGCAGATAATTTAAATTGGAACGAGAAAAATATTGTAAAAATGGTGGAACAACAAAGAACCTTGTTTAAATTTGTTAACCCTTATGGAGTTTATATTCCAACATTTGCGGGTGGATACTATTCATTTTGTGTTGCATCTAATAGTATAAATCCAATAGACCAACTTATTGATTGGGAATTTTATAAAGAAAAGAAGTTAGATTTAATATATTATAATCATAAAATTCATACTTCTAGTTTTACCTTGCCAAATAAATTAGATAAAAAACTTGCACATACTACAGAAACAATTGCGAAAGGTGTTCATTATATAATTGATTTTGAAGAAATGCCATTTGAATTAATAAATAATAGTGAAAAATTACAACTAATATTTAAAACAGCTCTTGATATATCTAAAATGACCATATTAGAGACAAAAATACATAAATTTGAACCACAGGGATTAACTGGATTTTATCTACTATCTGAAAGTCATTTATCGTATCATTCTTGGCCAGAAAAAGGAATGTTAAGTTTAGATTTATATACATGTGGTGATTTTAAATTAGGTGAAAAAGCTATTAAACATATTTTAGAAAATATTGGAAGATACCCATATAAATTAAAAAAAATAATGAGATAGTTTTATATCCAACTAAAGTTCCATTAACACTACCTCTATATAATATGTAAATGAATTTAATCTAGGTCTATGTGAACCAACTTCAATTACATGTTAAATATTAATTGATTGACAAACATGTGATAAGAAGCTAATATACAACAGTTATTTTTTTAAAATAATAATTAGACAAAAACTGTCTTCAATACTTCATCGATCGTTTCTACGGCCATAACATTAAAGGTACTATCAATTAATTTTGGATTCCTTTCATTAATCTTAATCATGTCTTTAAGATTTGGTTTAGGAATAATAGCTAGTTTTATTCCAGCTTTTTTAGCTCCTTGTAGTTTCTCTTCAAGACCACCTATTTCTAAAACGTTCCCTTGCAAACTAATTTCACCAGTAATAGCAATATCATTCCTAATCTTTTTATTCATGTATAGAGAATAAAATAGAACAGTCAACGCAGTTCCAGCTGACGGACCATCTTTTGAAATTCCTCCTTCTGGACAATGAATATGAATACCATAAGGAGTATTTTTAAAGTCTTCTTCAAATTTCTTCTTAACTGTCTTATCTATAAATGTCCAAGCTAATGTATTTGCTACTTCAATACTTTCTTTAATTACCTTTTCAAGACTTCCAGTAGTCTTAATATAATTTCTATTTTGAGCAGGAATCCATGAAGATTCAATTGGTAATACACCACCAATTCCTAATCTTCCTGCCCACATTCCATTAATAAGACCTACTGTACTATACTTATGAATTTTTTGGAAGTTTATTTCATTATAATCTTTTAGTAATTCTCCCATAGTATCACGGGTAATTTTAAATGGCCATGTTACAGGGGTTTTACAAACAGTTCCGTTTGTTAAAGCTAGAATATTAAGTTGTCTAACAATTGAATAGAAGATTGATTTTAGTTTTCTAACTCCACCCTCCATGGTATACTTTGAAATGATTTGACTTAACTCATTATCACTAATATCAATACTATCAACAGAAAGACCAACATCTTTTAAGATATCAGGTAGTAAATATTTTTTAGCAATATTAATTTTTTGATTCATTAGAAGATACTTGGTTTCAACTTGAGTAATTCTATCTCTTAACACAGGATCGACTAGTGAAGGATCATTATATGAGAAAATAAAAGTTACCTTCGAAAGGTCGATTTTAATATTGTAAAAATATTTATCCACGAATTCGGAGTTTTGAGCAGGGTCAGTTAGATGAACCAGTAAATTAGTAATTTCTTGTCCTTTAGGTGTGTTACTAATCTTATCTAGTTCGTCAAAGTAAATAATAGGGTTCATAGACTCACATTTCATTAAGCCTTGAGCAATTCTTCCATAAATAGAACCTTCATATGTGTAAGAATGACCCTCCAGAAATGAAGCATCACTTGCACCACCAAGTGAAATGAAAACGAAAGAACGATCCATCGCTTTAGCAATACCTTCCTTAATTAAAGTAGTTTTACCATTACCAGGTGGACCCCAAATACCAAGACAATTCCCTTTGCTTTTAGGATTAGTAATATATTGTACCATAATTTCTACAATCTTCTTTTTAGCCTCGTCATGCCCCCAAACAGATTCGTTCATCTTATCATTTAGCTGTTCAATAAACTCTTTAACTTTAACCGGGTCCTTTAAAGTACTAATGTTAATTCCCTTTTCTCTTCCAAATGGTAGTTTAAGGACATTGTCAAGCCAAGTTTTTAGTTTTGATTTGTCAGACATACAATTCTCAATATTCATGTATTCACTTAAAATATTATTTTTCTGGTCTGCTGGTAAATCCATATTTACAATTTTAAATAAGACAGGTTCTTCGTTACTATTAGTTTCAACAACTGTGTTGAATTTTTGAAGAAATGCTTTTTTCTTTTCATCATCAAATTTAGTAAAATGTGAAAAAGCTTGACCTTCATAAGATTTTGGTACTAAAGTAGTATTTAGAGAATTCATAAATTCCATATCTAATTTTTGTTTTTTATTCCTTGTATTATTATTTCCGTTAACACTTAAATAATTTCTTTTTTGTTGATTTTTTTTAATTATATCAATCAAAAGTTCTTCATTGTCTTCATTCATTAGATATTCTGGTTCGTATTCAGAATCGTCAACTTCATCATCCGTGTCTTCTTGAATATATTCAGAATCGTCATCCGAGTCTTCTTGAATATCAATATCTTCTTGAGCAATGTCATTTTCATAAAAATTTAAAAATTCAACTGGGTCAAAGTCTTTACCAGTAGAATATGCTTCAACTCGCATTTCTCTCAAAATTTCAACAACAACATTACTTAGAGCTAGGAAAGATAATTTTCTAAGATCATCTAGTGTCATATCATTCTTAAGTTGTTTACAAACTATTTGAAAACTTTTTTCCAAGTGTAGTAAGAGATTTGTGAGATGTCTTCCCTTAATATCTCCAATAAACTTTTTTAGCATAGGTATAGCTATCATCTTTAAGTCTCTGGATACATTTTGTTCATCGAAAGATACGTTATTGTTGTTAGCTTTAGAAGTTGCTTCATTAAGGAAAGCTACCCAATTATCAATATCAGATTTCATTAGATTATGAATATAATATATTAAACCTTTAAATAAACAATTTTTTTTGAAATATATACTATAGTAATTGTATATCTTCAAGAAGGGTCGTACAATTTAATAATCCTAAAACGAAAGTATAGTTTAAAAAATAATGAGGTAATAGTACTCGAAAAGATAGTATATATAACTAAAAATGCATATGATACATTATATAATGATAATATTGTTCTTAAAAAAACTTACTAAACTTGATAAAAATAGATGTAATCATGATATAATTATTGATAAAAAGGTCCAATATGAAATATTATGGTAATGGATTATCTGGTCCCAAATGAAGCTGAAAGAAACTCCAATTTTATATATGATTATTATGTACTAGTTCTTTTAGATAAAATATCATATTTTACCTTACATATATTATAAAAATTATAAAATCTAATTAATAATAATATGGGTATTGAAAGATTTTTTTCAAGTCTAAATAGACAATTTAATGTAGTCACAGACTTAACAGCACCTTATACTAAAATAGATGCAACACATTTTTTAATAGATTTTAACTCTATTATTCATAATGTATCATCTCAAATGTTATCAGAATTAAATAAATTCAAACAGAAAAAAATAGAAAATTTAAGTTTTCATTTTACTAATATGGATGATTTTGAACCACAAATTATAATTCAAGTAAAAGAGTATATTAAAAATTTATTAAGAGAAAACTTTATTTCTGAAAATATAACTTATCTAATGTTAGCAATCGATGGTGTTCCATCTTTTGCAAAAATGATGGAACAGAAAAAAAGAAGA